CTGGTTCAGCTTTTGGTGCTGAAAGAAAAATCAAAGTAAGTCAGAAAGTTGAAGAAGGAAAACTTCCACAGACTATTGTATCAAATTATGATGCTGATTATTTTTCAACTGGAAAGTTTGATAAAGAAACAATGACAAACTATTTTGTTACAATCTTTACAAACAAAAATGGTACAATTGTTCAGTGTAAAGCAATTGGTAAAAATGCTGAAATCTTTGCAGTAGTTGAAAAAGATTTACCAGAAAATATTTTGGCAACTATGTTTGCAATGGACTTTGAAAAGACCTGGAATATGATGAAAAATTTGGAGATTGAAGAATAATGAAAAAGATTATAAGCATTTTATTAGTTTTGTTTATATTTGCAGTTTCAGCTTTTGCTATTCCAAAAAAGTTTTGTGATAAAGTTTATGATGATGAAGTTTTGACTTGCTGGTTGAATGATGCAAACTATCCAGTTTGGACTTCTGACTTATCTTTAGAAGAACAATTAGAAGATGTTGATTATAAGTTCTATTCTAATATAGAAATAACAAACAATGATTTAGTTTACCTTATTGCTAAATATAATTACATTATTTTCAAAGGTACTAATTATTATGTTATTGAAACAGAATTAGATGGAAATTATGTTGCTTACGAAATAGGAGAATAAGAAAAATGTTAGCTGATGAAATTATTAGAAACAAAATAAAAGATAAAATACCAGAGAAAAAGGTACGCAATATCTTTTTTGTATGCCCATCAAATGATGGTAAAAGTGTATATGCTATAGTCGGAAATAATAATAGAATTTTTGGATGCGCCATTGTATCAAATACATTAGAAATTGAGGAAATTATAATATGATTGGAGAAAAGATAAATAAAATAATAACAGAAGATATTACAAAAGTTGAAAACTATGAAGAAGCATTACAATCGAAAGAAATGTATGTAATGCATCATAAATTAGAAATGTTCTTTACAATGAAAGAACTAATTGCTATGGGTCGTTATTATCACGTTCCAGCTCGTGAATTGATTTTTTTGAAAAAAGTTGAGCACGATAATAATATTTTTTGGCATAAAGGTGCATCTATCGGCTATTCAAAAGCGTCTAAATCTAAAAAAGGTAAACCTGCTTGGAATAAAGGAAAAACTGGGTTTGGTGGTTATAAACTTTCAGAAGAAGCAAGAAGAAGACAATCAGAAGCTCAAAGAAAAATTCCACATATTCACAATATTGGTAAGCATTGGTATAATAATGGTCAAAGAAATATAATGGCCTTTGAATGCCCTGATGGCTTTGTAAAAGGAAAAAAGATAACTGATGAAAATAAAAGAAAAATTACAGAAGCTCATAAAGGAAAACCTTCTAGAACTAAAGGTAAGACTTGGAAACTAGTTGATGGTAAAAGAGTTTATTCAGATAAATAGGAGAAAAATGAAAACTGAGGTTTTAGAAAAATTATTTATTGAAAAATATCCAGTTTATGAAGTTTATGGAAAGCCATTGAGTGAATACTTCGATATATTCAAAAGTGGTTATGAACTATCAGAACTAAAAATTGAATTAGCAGAATTGAAAATTGCGGAGTTAGGATATGAAATTGAAAAGCTTACAAGAGAAAATAATCAATTGAAAGGAGAATAAAGGATGATGGAAAATTTACAAGAAAAGTATAAGAAGTTCTTTGGAGGCGTTTGTTACGCTTTTTGTTTGGTGAAGAAATTCAAACCTGAGGCTTCAGATGCAGAAATTGCTAAGATTACATTAGATGGCTGGGACTTTGGTTTTATCGATGATGATGGTTATATTTCAATGCCAGTTGAATTTATCAACGAATGCATTTTAGATGGACATAAAGTTGTTAGAGATGTTGAAAAAGTAGACTTCTCTATTCACGCTTTAGAAGACAAATATAACATTGTAATGTTTCAGTATAATGGTGGAACACACTTTGTTATTATGAATCAGGCTGGTGATGTAACATTTGACCCAAGTGGAAATAGTAATTCAGTAGAATATGGTATTCCAGTTTCTATAAGAAGATTTGTGCCTTCTGGTATGAAGAATTTTGAATAATAGGAGAAAATAGAAAAATGAAGAAATTAGTTTTAGTTTTGTTGTTTGCATTATCTTTTAGTGTATTTGCTAAAGAGTACAAACTTCCTTATGCAAAGACAAATGTAGTGTTTGAAACAGAAGATGATGAACTTGCTACTAAAATCGTAAGGGATAGAGGTTTTGTAATCTATACTGAAAAAGAAAAGATTGTTTTGACTTCTGATAATGTTTTAGAAGTTTATAATAATTACACAAAAAGAAAAAGAATTTCAGTTTTGAGAACAAACAGTGTTGCTTCAGAAACTACTATGAAATCAAAAGGAACTGCAACAGCTTCCACAAGAGCATCAGACGCAAAAGCTGATGTAGAATGGGAAGACTAAGCAATATTCTCTCTATTTCAAAAAGTAAATAGGCTACCCGTAAAAAAGGTAGCCTTTTTTTATTATACAGAGAATTTCTTTCCAGTAGGAGTATTAGCTCCATTATCAACAATATGTGGAATAATCTGCTGAACACAAGATTTAGTCTTTATTGATAATCTGATACCTTTTCCCTTTATAAGTTTAGGACAGAAAGAAACCAAAGCTGAATGAGACCATTTATCCCATCCATTTTTATCAATATGTAATTTCTTCTCTTCAGCCTGAGTAGAAACATCAGTCAAACTTCTAACTTGAAGATAAACATCCTGCTCTCTCATTTCATCATCATATAAGATAATGTTCCATCTATCAATTGACATAGACTCATTTGAACCAATACCAAAGAAACTTGTTTCAATGTATAATGGTAAGTTATCAAATTCATCTTCGTCGTGGTAATAACGTAAAGTTGTTATTTTATCATTAGAAACAATATGAATATTACCTTTGATAAATTCCATATCATCAACAGAAGTAAATTCTTCCAAATGATAAGTGTTAGCAGGTCCAAATACTAGCAAACCTTCTTCTGTTCCAACATAAATTGCTTGTGTAGAAGGATTATACCAATGCTGTAAGTTTTCATCATTATCAGCAAACTTGAAATGATATTTAGAAGCATCAAACATAAATTCCAATGCGCCATCACCAGTAAAACTATATATCTTTTTAGTATATGGATTTACAAAGAATGCAATTGTTGTGTTATTTCCAACATATTTCAAATCTTCCAAATCAGCTAAAGCATCCTGCTGAGAAACCAATCCATTGTTATAAATCATAGCATAAAGTTTTCTGTCAATTATACCATAGTACTGACCTTGAATAACAAAGAAGTGTTCTACTCTATCAATACCACCAGAATAATTATACAAGAACATTGGCTCATTTTGATTATTATAAACCAATGGATATTTACTGTAATCTTCTGAAACGAAGTCATTATTTCCAGCACCATTTATAAATGTAGAGAAAATACAAGTTATAAACTGAGCAGCTTTTGTACTACTGAATGATATTGTAGACAAATTGCTATCATATAAAGTTTGAATACCAGATGGATAAACTTTTATAGAGCCTAAATATTTAGCAGTTGAGCTATTGTTTATTGTCCAATAAATCTCAATTGGCTGAACATCACTTGATTCGTCTGCTTCACATCCATAAGTTTTGATATAAGGAATAATATCATTTTCATTCAATGGATGATAGAGAATATCAACAGTTGGACTATAAGAACAAACTGGATAACGTGGCAATTGATTATAGTTATAATTTATACAAGAAGCAAATCTCTTAGGATTTATTTTTGTATAATAATCAGTACATTTTGCACGATAAGTTGTTCTGTCAAATCCCATTTTTATTCTGTTGTTATAATCAGAAGCATAATGGAACTTTTTACTATGAACAGCATCCCACATATTCCAATATGAAATAGTGTTTACTAAAATGTATTGGTTATCAAAAACTTGTCTAATTTCAACACCATCTTTTATACTTATTTTCCAAATCTTGTTATTTACGTCAGTATAAACAATGAAGTCTTTACAACCAGAAATGTAATAATCAGAAGAAACAGAAGCAAATGGAGTAATAAGAGTTCCCATTTCATTTTCTTCATCTGAGTAAGATAATCCTTGAATAGCAATAGAACCTGAATCACCAATGTTATAAAGTAAGTTCCATCCTGTTCCTTTACCAAATGCAGCTCTAAAACCACCTCTATTATAATATGCTAAATCCTCTGAAGTTGATGTAGCACTTTCATAGAATACATAATCTGCTATTGGATTATTACCAGCATAATATAACATATCAGTTGCAGAACTGTTCATATAGTCAGTATAACAAGCAGTTGCTGATAATGTATTTTCAGCTTCTTTGCTTATATACAACTGATAAGGTGTTTTTACACCACTATTACATAATTTTGTATTAGAAACCCAGAAAGCCTGAGCATTACCTGCACAGTTACTTCTACCAATATAAGCATAATCATTGAGAATATGAGCTTCAACAACATCAAATCCTATAGCAGGATATGGAGCAAAACCCATTGAGGTAAATCTGCCTGATTCAACCAAGAAGTTGTTCTTTGGCATTTCAATTGGGTATCCACTTTCACTATAACTTCCTTCTGGGAAAGTATAAAGAGAATACATAAGGCCATTATCCAAAACAATATTAGGATATGTTACAAAGTTCATCTCTACTGTTTCAGAATGAGGAATAGAAATAGTCAACTCTTTATAAAAGTTTTCAATGTTATAATTTGTACCATCAAAAGTAACATAGCCTGAAGATAATGTTCTTTTTACAGAAACCCAAGCATCTATTGTATTAGTAAATGAAAATGTTCTTGTATTTGTAGTAAAAGTACCATCAAATGCATAATAATCACTAGTTACAAGATGAATTGGTACTTGAGTTTGTCCAGCCAAATTATCAATAGAAGCAGTTATATCAATTCTGTTACTATACAAAGTTGCAGTATAAATATAATAAGTAACACCATCAATCGTTATTGTAGAAGTAGTTGGCTGAGGGCTAAATGAAGCATTATCCTGGTTTGGAATAAGAGTATCAGGATTTTGAGCATAATACCATTTACTATCACTCTTTTGAATACACTGAATAACAGTTCTATTTGAAGTTGTACTCTGTGAGAAAGAAACGTTTACAAAATCATAAGTTGTAATTGTTTCAGTCTGAGTATCATTACGTGGATATGGATTAGCAAATAAATAACCATTACTACTGCTCCAAATTGCGGTATAATATGCAGCCTTTCTTGTGTATAAAATATCTTTATCAGACACAATAGAAACACCATATGCTGCTACTCCATTATATGTCAAATCTGCAATATTTATAACTGGATTTATTGTTTTTATTTCAGAGGTTACAGTTTTTGTTGTATCAGATTCTATCCAAGACACTGAAGTATCAATACGTGGAACACTTCTGCACCAAGTTATAGGACCCCTACTATCAAATCCACTAAGTCCGTTGCTAAAAAGAATACGGTAGAAAACACCATTTACTTCATAAATAACAACACCAATGGCAACACTTCCCATTACTCTTACTCTTGAAGAGATAACAATACCATTTACGAAAATGTTGCCTTCTGTTCTAGTGTAATTTCCATAAGTAAACTTTACTGAGTTTGTTTCATCAATCCATTCTAGTGTAGCAATTACTCCACTATCATCAAAATCAAATGCTATATATTTTGATAATTCATCGGTAACTTCTTCTTTTTCAAAATGTTTGTTTCTAACTGGGAATAGGTTCTCACCATTCTTTGTCAAGTAACCATCTAAAATTTCATATTTATTGTCTTTATAATCCCAAACAGGTTTATTTGTATAAGACTCTTCTTTCTTCCATAATGGTGTAATCATTCCATTCAAAAAAGGAGCATTTATATGTTCAACAGAATTGAAGTCTTTTATAATCTGTGGGCGGTCTTCCGCTAAGTTCAATAATGGTGGGAAGACCATTTCAGTTTTTGTAGCTTTTGAATTACTCATCTATGCTAGTTTCCTTCTATTTTTTATTTTATTAGATAATTAGAAACCAGGATAACGATGTGTCTCTCTCCACTCTTGAGTAATACGACCTTTTGATGGAGCATTTATCCATTCTCTAAGACCTTGAATACCTCCAGCCTGGAATTTATATTCTTTATCTCCACCTTGATAAGTTATGTTCAAAGAATCATCAGTTGGGTCATATCTAGCATTTTTTATAGCAGTAGAAGAAATTTCACCAACTCTATCAGTTGTTACATCGTCGCCGCTTTCTAATCCAGTACTAATATCATCTTCTGATAAATTACCTTTTCCAACATTGTGAAAAGTTCTGTAAGAAGTAGGATTAGCAATATTTACAGATTTACCTTGAGAAGCAATTTTATCAATTTTAGCTTCATTACCAGAAGTTCCATCAAATTCACCTTTTCTTGCTTTTAGAGCATTTGAAACATCATTCCATAAATTACTAAACAGATTCATTCAAAACCTCCAAAATTCTATTAGCTGAATTAGGCTCAGCTTTCAAGAAATCATCTAATGGGAGTTTTCTTCCAGTTCCGATTTCTGCTACAATAATATCATCACCATCAAAGAAAAACTTGAAAGGTAATGTATTTTTACCAGCACTGTTTTTTATCAAATCTTTTATATCAATACCTTCGTTTTTAGAAGTATGAACAGCATCACCATCTACATCTAACTTAGCTTGACCATCCGACTTGATGTCTTTTTCTTTTGTTTCATCAAACTTCAAATTATCAAAAGTATCATCTAGATGTTCATTATTGACAGAAGTACCATTTACTGAACCAGCATTATTATCCTGTTCTTTATTATCAACTTTGATAGAAGAAGTTGCATTATCATTTGTTTCACTTTCTCTATTTTCAGTTGAGATAGAAGGGAAAGAAATACCACTACCAGAAATAGAATCGGGTAAAAAAGAACCAGGTCTTACACCAGATTTTATAGGCTCATTTATAGGCTCATTTTCAGTATTTTCTTCTGAAATTTCAGTATTTATAGGCTCACCTTTTACTGTACCAAATAATTTCAACCATTCAATTTTCTTTTGTTTATCAGGCTCATTTTTGATTTCTTCTTTTATATCTTCTGGTAACTCATTTATAAAATCAGGTTGTTCAAAGTATAACAAATCATCTTCTTCTAAACCCAAATCATTTGCTACCTGTAAATAAGGAGCATTATTATTTATTGTTTCAGCGTCTCTTGACTCTATTTCATCGATTGACATATTATCAAAATCAGCCTTATCAATAGCTTCATTACTTACTTCGTCATTATTTGGGTTATCATCATAAAGTTGTTCTGCTTCTTTCTGAATATCAGAACCTTCTGGTAATTCATCAGGAGTAATTTCGCCAGATTCTATTTTATTTTCAACTTTTTCACCTAATGTATAAAAATATTCAGTACCAGGATGTCCTTCTACGGCTGGATTTTGGTACCATTTATATTCTTTGTAATTAGGGATTTTAGCAGCAATTTTATCTTCTGATGTATAAGCGTGGCCTAAATCACCTTCTGGAAAAGAAGTTTGGTCATCTACTCTACTTTCAAACCAATCAGGTATTCCATTGTTATTCAAATCTTCTGCATTAGTCAATTTCTCGTCCATTACTTGTTCTCCTAATCTGATTTATAGTACCAGCCAGATTTCCCAAAGTATTCATACTTTCTTGTGCTGCCTGATTTGCTACATTGTAATCGATGTCAGCTTGTTTCATTGCTTGATTAGCACCAACTGTAGCTGCATTATAATTAGCATTATTTATAGCATTCTGGTCACTCATACCTTGCTGTAAACCACCTAATGCAGCAGAGTTTACAGTCTCTCCAGCATTCATTGCATTATTAGCCATTTCAGCTTTTGCATTCATTCCGCCATTAGGATTCTGTGGCATAAAGGTTTGCTGATTAGCTAACTCAGTTGCTAATTTAGCATCTTGAGAAGCATACTCATTTCCTTTATCAACCATTTTTCTGAAACCTTCATCACCGCTATACTGTCCAATTGCAGATTTTATCTGATTAGCACCACTTCTGTAAGCAGCAACTTTTTGTTTATTACTTTCGGCTGCAACTACTCCATTTACTGTTCCGCCTATTACGGCTCCAGCAATTGCACCAATTATTGTTCCTATCATCTTTGTTATCTCCTGCGTACGAGCTTTATTCTGCCATAGTCAGCATTCATATCAATACTATCAGTCAACTGTTTCCAAGCAGATTTATTCATATTTTCAGCACCAGAAACATCGGCATTTTGTTTTGCCAAAAATCTTACTGCTAAGTCTGTTGCTAAAACATTGTAGAATATGTTATTAGGAAAGTTTAGTTCTGTATCAGGTACATTACTATACAATTTACCATCAAATGCTAAGAAGCCATATTTTGTACATTGTACTACGCCCATAGCTGGAACGTGAACTTTTTCCTCTATATCAATTCTGCTTCCATTTCTGTCATAATCAATCAGATAAAGTTTTCTATCATTAGTTGTATAAGCTGGCCTATCATCAAAAATACCAATTGGGAAAGCTCCAGATGGTACATCATAGAACTCATTATCAATGCAAACAACATCTTCAATTGAGCCATCATTTACCATAGTATCAACTGGGCTATTTTCACCAGGAATATAAAAGTCTATATTATTTCCATTTGCTAATGCTAAATATATCATTCCATCATCTGCTTTTATTACATCAGAGAAATTGCCAATTGAAGAATATACAACATTGGCTGAAAAGTCTAGAATATCATAAGCACCACTTCTAATACCAACAATACCTGATGAAGCCAAATACAAATTAGTATAAGGATTATCAATTGATAATGGGAATTCAATTGAAGAATCAGTTATAAGATTTTTGATATAATATTTTCCATCACTTGAAACCAAAATAGAATCTTTACAAATATCAAGAATTGTATCAGTAGAGTTGTCATATAAAGTTTCTAAAGTTTTATTAGGAATTGATAAGAAATAAGGCTTTCTCCAGTAAACTATCTCAACTGGTCCAGCACACTGTCCTAAGTAAAGATAGTCATTTCTTATTTCATAAGTAGCACCTAAAGCACTTTCACTATCAGCTCTACGTGCAATTTCAACTCCAGTCAATGGATTTTTTACAGACTTTATCTGATAGCAGTCAAAAGGTAATTTATATTTACCACCAGCATTTACTAATTCTGCCCTTACTGTAAATACATCTAAATTGTACTGAATGATAGTTTGGTAAACTGATTTCCAAGAATCATTCAACCAATTCACTTTATCTTCATAAGATAAAAAATCTGTATTAGATAAGTCAGCTATTGACAAAGCTTTTGTTATAATATCACTTGCTATAAATCTATTACTATTTACCATTTATTTATTCTCCCAAGTGTCATTTCTTACTTCTGCAGTTCCATTTACTGGACCTTGCTGTTGTTGAGGTAATGCCATTCCCATACCTAACTGCATTGATAATACATCTTGTATTCCCTGAGCTAAATGGTCAGGGTTCATATCAAATGCTGTCATAGCGGGCATATCTGCTCTTGTAATTTCCATATCTCCAATTCGCATTATTTAGTGCCTCCTAACAAGTCATTGATAGCATCCATATCTCCACTATCAATAATATTCTGAGCATTTTGTGCAGCTTCTTGAGCTTGTCTCTGAATTTCTGGCATTGCTTGTGCAATTTCTGCCGAAATCTGTTGAGTTGCCATCATTTCTGCATTAGTTGTTGAATCTAATTGCCTCTTCTGAACTAATCCAAATAATTGTTTCAAAGTTTCAATTTCTACAGCATTTACGTCTGGTTTTACTGCTAATGATAACATTGTATTTACAATTTCTGTTTCCAATAATCCGCCTTTTTGCCAAGGTAAATAATCTGGTATAGAAGCAGGAAGTCCATTTGTAATAACATTTTCAATAAATGTATATACCGCATTGTAAGCATTATTTGCTACATTATAGCCATTCTGAATATCAGGTAATTCCATCAAAGTAGAAATATGAGATTGAGGAATAACGCCAGCCTGTGCTAATGAAACTAACTGTTTGAGTTTTTCCGATGGGTCTTTTGATAATGACTGAGCAGCACTAAACTGTATTTTCATATTATTTCTAGCTGCAACAATATCAGCCCATTTTATATTTGCTCTATTCAAATCATCTGGTAAGATATTTGCCTCAGGTGGGAATAAATCCAAACAAGCTTTAGCAATATCCACATATAATCTGATAACATTATTCAACTGTGTCTCAAATCTACCACTTTCAATATCTTCCATTGTAGAAAGAGCAACACCAGAATTTAGTCCTTCTGGTTTTTGAGAAGTAGCTGATAATTGAGAAATACCAACAATTTCATATGCGTCATTCTTTAGTTTATCCAATAACTGAACAAACTGACCAGAAATAACGTCGTGAGTTGCAAATGTAACAGGTGAAGTTGACTGATTAGGAATTGGCGAGTATCTTATAATCTGTCCAGTTCTATTTGATAACATACTAGTTTTGATATTGGAATTTTCTGGTACAAATACTGTCATACCAGGATTGTATGAAATTGAATCTCTAATAACAGTCAAGATTTCATCAATCTGCATTTGAATACCATAAAGCTGGTCAACAATAGACTGTGATGTATTTCCTTTTATTGGGTCAGAATAATAAATAGTAATGTAAGGAACAACAGGAGCATCAAACTTATGAGTAATAACTTTACTCAATTCTTTGACATAAACTGCTTTTATATGTTCCATTACATCATAATATTCATAAACTGTATAGTCTAAATTAGAATCAGCTTCAATTCCATATTTCAACTTCAATAAACGTCCTGGTGTTTTAGGTAACTTTTCAGCAACATATGTAATTTGTTTATATGAAACTTCTTTAGGGTCAAAATAAACATTCCAAGGTAAACGATTTGTAATACCTTCATCTGAAATTTTTACAATACCTTTATCAAATACGCAAGCATCTCTAAAAGCATTTGTTACAACTTTATTTACATTGTTTTCATCATAAAGCTGGTCAAAGAAAATCTGTGCTTGTCTAGCAACTTGCATTTCTTTGAAAGTACCATTTACTGTGTTGAAGAATGGGCGTACTTTCTGAGCTGCAATTTTACTTCCTAATGTTTCAATACAAGAAGCAATAATATTTTCTTGAATACTAGATGTAGAATCATCTTCTGTGCTAAATGTTCCTTTTTGATAGAAACCAACAACTTCTGAGTCAGATAAATCTAAAGTAACTGTTGAAGAATAAGTGAATAAGCGGTAATTTCTCAAACATTTTGATTTATACGCACCGTGGAAAGACTCAAGTCGATTGATGTTATTTATAATCTTATCTTTTGTCATCTCTAAAATAATTTCCTTATATTCTGTATAATTTATTTTATTAGATTTATAAAAGACAAATAAAAAAGGCTACCTGTTATTTGAGGTAGCCTTTATAAGTTATTTTGAAATTATAACTTTTTTCTATTAGTTAGAATTATGCAGCATAACCAAGAATATTTTCTGGATGCTGTGTAGCGAATAAACCAACACCACAAACAGATGGATTTGTTACTGCAAGAGAACCGAAGAAGTTGATTGTTGCACGTACAGATTCACCACTTGAAGTAGCTTCACCAGGTACTACAGACAATACATCATCAATAAGGAGTTTGAATGGGTCATCCTCGTGTCCTTTGTTTTCAGCATCCATAACGTCCTGTTTACCAGGGTTATTTCCGTCAATACCATCATTTACCAATGCACTAGAAGTGTATACAAAGTATTCGATAGCAGTCTTGTCAAGGATATAGAATTTTCCTTCTGGAACATATGGAGAATCGTAGATATTGTCAATCCAGTTTGTTGAGAAACCAGCAGCGAAATCAGAGAAACCAATTGTTGCCTTTTTCTTTCCTTTTTCAGAAGTCTGAGTGAACAATGTGTTAGTTGTTTCAATTTCTTTTCCAATATCGTACCAATCTTTTTCGTTCAAAAGAATAATATCAGGTACACCACCTGCACGTCTTACTTTTCTCAAGAGAGCAGTAATAGCGTCAGCTTTCTTTTCTTTTCCATCAACATATGGCTGAAGATAGAACTGTCCTGCTAAACGGTCAGGAGCAACTGAACGGTTTACACCATTGAAAAGAGTTGTGATATAAGAAGTCCAATTAGTGTCAGAAGCACCATCCTTACGTCCATTTACGATTGGAAGCCAACCATCAAGACCCATAGGCATAATTGGATTACCAGCAGCACCAGAAGCACCATCCATAGAACCTTTGAGAGCAATTACATAAGTTGTATCACCTACTACTGTATATCCAGCTTCTGGTAATACTGTAACTTCACCATTTGATTCATCGATTTCTGTTACTGTAGCAGCAACTAATTCAGCACCTGCTGTAGATGTCTTCAATACGATGCTTGAGTCAATATCAATTTTAGCAGTTGCATCAAGTGGTAATGAAATAGTGTATGGAGTGTTAGCTACCATTGCGGCTGGAGTAGAATCAGATGTCCAAAGACCGATTTCACCAAAACCTCTACCATAAAGAGTAGCAGCTAAAGTTGAACGGAATGCCTGGTTTGCAGCGAAGAATTTGTTTCCACAAATCTTCATATAAGCACCACGTTTAGAAAGAGAAGCCTGAACTTCTTTTGCATTGAATGTATAACTAGAGAACAACTGTCCTGGAGTTACTGTAAATTCAGCATTTTTTGCTGTTTTAGCAGCCTTTTCTTTTGCTACTAAGAAGTCAGCAGAAACTGCACCACCACGAGAATAAAGAGCAGCGAACTTCTGTTCTTTACCTTCTACTTTTGTGAACTGAACCTCACGTAAAAGTGGGTCATTTCTTGGAATCAAAAGGTTTTCAACACCTTCTTTGTACCAGGTTTTGAGTATTGCTCTGATTCCTTCATCAGCTGTAATAGCCATTGTTTTCCTTTTCTAATCTACCGACGGATTAGTACGTCAAAATTGTTTTATTTTCATAACAATTCCAGGTAAAAAGGTATCGCCCTTGTAAACCTGTTTGTTTATTTTATTAGATTTTTGTTACTTACTTGTACCACCAATAGAAGCACCAACTCCAGCTCCAGAACCAGCACCTCCAAAAATAG